GAGAGATCCTGTGTTTGTTGCCTATGGTCAAACGTCTAACATCACTGCCACCATACCTGATAGCAATGGAGCGCCGGTAGTTGCCGTAGCACCCTACACCGAGATGGTATTTACTGGGCCTCAAGTTAGTCCTACTAAAACCGTGTATGTGCGGATCATCTCTACGCATAACAATGCCAAGTTGTACATCATGCCTGGAGAGGGTTTGTAAGTATGGATCAACATGAAACCGCCAAGGAAGTAGCTGGAAAGTCGATAGGACGTTTTGGTCTTTTCTACATCACGCTGATTGTATTGATTGGCGTAGGTTCTAGTTACTTTCTGTCTGAATCAGCCATTACTGCCGTAATGACAATGGTTGGTGGCGCTCTTGTTGCTCTTATTAATTTGATGAACGGTATTGCTGGCACAGCAACTAAAGAAGAAAGGCCGGAGTTTAAGGTCATTGCAGATCTAATTGCTAGGTTAGACCACAAAGAAGCGCCTATCCGTGTTGATGTGGAGGATGGCAAAGTAAGTGTTGCTAAAGGTGATGACCTACTAACCATGAAGGAATCCAAATGATTCCTCTGGCTGCGCTATTAGATGTAGGCATGAAGGTGTTGGATAAGGTTATTCCTGATCCAGAGGCAAAGGCTAGGGCGCAAGTTGCTCTCATGGAGATGCAGCAGAAGGGTGAACTCGCGCAGTTGCAGGCCGACATGAATGAGCAAGACAACCTGACAAAGCGCACTGAAGCAGATATGCGCTCTGACTCCTGGCTGTCAAAGAACATTCGCCCAATGACCCTGATTTTTATTTTGGCGGTCTACACCGTGTTCGCCATGATGAGTGCATTTGGTCACAACGCAAATGAAGAGTACGTTACCTTGTTGGGCCAGTGGGGAATGTTGATAATGTCCTTCTATTTTGGTGGACGTACATTGGAAAAGATCATTGACATGAAGGCCAAGAATGAGACTAAGTGAAAACTTTTCTCTTGAAGAACTTACAGCCTCGGAAACGGCAGCTAGAAGAGGCATTGACAACACGCCGTCAGAGGAAGTCATCAACAACCTCAAACGTCTTGCAGCCGCCCTCCAAGAAGTACGAGCGCTTCTTAACAACAGGTCAATTCTTGTCTCAAGTGGATACCGCAGCCCAGAACTAAACCAAGCTGTCGGTGGAAGTGCAACTTCTGACCATTGCAAAGGGTTGGCGGCAGACTTTATATGTCCGTCTTACGGCACTCCTAATGACGTTGTTCGGGCAATTGCTGGTTCCAACTTGTCATTCAAACAAGTTATCCGAGAGTTCGATAAGTGGGTTCACTTATCTATTCCAGAAGAAGGACAAGAACCCAGAAAGCAAGCCTTGATTATTGACCGAGAAGGAACTCGGGCTTATGTCTAAGAAGGGCGTATCTCTATCCATTGGACGCGGTGAGAAGCTACCTGTAAGCCAAGGTGCTGGTCTGACTGCCAAGGGTAGGGCGAAGTACAATCGGGAGACGGGTAGCAATCTAAAAGCACCTGCTCCTAATCCGAAAACCAAGCGTGACGCTGCCAGAAAGAAATCGTTCTGCGCCCGTAGTCAGGGCTGGAAGGGTGAGCGTGGCAGAGCCGCTAGAGCCAGATGGGGATGCAGATGAGCAAGCCGGGATTGTATGCAAACATTGCAGCAAAGAAAGCGCGTATCAAGGCTGGTAGTGGTGAGAAGATGAGGCCGGTTGGCAGCAAGGGTGCGCCCACTGCTAAAGCCTTCAAAGACTCAGCCAAGACCGCCAAGAAAAAATAGGTGCCATCATGGGTAAGATGTCAACGCACTACCTGCCTAGCGGCAAGGTTTACAAAGGTGAGGTTCATAAAACCAAGGGTGTTTTAATGAGTGGCGCTAAACACACAGAGAAGAGTCAAAAACTCACTCACACGCCACCCAAAAAACCCCAGAAATAATTCTCTCCTCGCCGTCACAGGCGAAACCCCCTTGCCCCCGCTATATGCGGGGGTTTTTTTATAGGCTATTTACTCTTTCGACGATTAGGGCTGCTGCTAGTGCTGCGTGTTGGTCTGTCTCCAGCACCATCTTTGCCACTATCTTTCCCTCTGAGTCGATTATCTTTACTCCCCCCAGATCTATCTTTGTTGCCCACGGGATTTTTACTTTCTGTGCTGCCCACTGCTGTTCGTCTCGTAACCACTCTTGGCTCATCGCATGGCTCCTCTGTGCCTATCAGGTTTCCTTCAAACAAATACGTCCCCATGTGTCCAAGTTGGCACCAAGGGGCGGCATAGATCTTACCGCCGTTGTTTATCCACTGCTGACAGAAGTAGTAGTCCTCGGACAGTAGGCGATTAGATTCGCTACAGATGGGGTCTAAGTAGAAGGCGTAGATCTTCTCCCCTGCCAACACGTTCATGTCGCTAACAAAGGTGGGCGTAACCTTCTTCAGCTTCTCCAAGACCTTCCGCTTAATTAGCATGAACCCAGTGCCAACGTACATGACCTCGCATGGCTCATCCCGTTTGACGGTCACTGAAGTCTTGCCATAGGGCAGGTTGACCACAAAGGAACCCGTATGCGCTGCCAGGTTCTGATCCCCTCTCAGTGCTGCATCCCGCACCGTACCCCAGTTAATTTCCTTTTTAGGGTAGATACCGCCGATGATGTCCTTGTCTGCCTCAAGCATCCGTAGCGCATCCTCGGGCCTAAACTTGATGTCAGCATCAATCCAGAAGAGGTAGTCGTGGTCAGTCTTTAGGAACTGGTGGGCCATGTTGCATCTGGCCCTAGTGATGAGCGATTCATTAAACATGAACGCTGCGCTGACCTGATGCCCTCTCTGGCTAAACAGGTTCATAAGACCGATGATTGATTGGACATACACCCCCGTGCATTGGCCACCAAACATAGGTGTGGATATAAAGATCTTTGCCATTTATGTTCTCTCCTTCCAGCGTTTGTTACGCACAATAAGACCAATGTTTGAATAAGTTGTCTTAAATTCTTTTGCTAATTTGCTCTGTGACTCACCATTAAAATGTCGAACCCTAATTTCCTTAATCTCATCCCAAGTTAATTTTGATTGTGCATTTCTCTCGCCAAACGTAGACCTATTCTTACGGGCCATGTCGGAGAGATTGTCCTTCTGTGTTCCTACGAAGAGATGATCTGGATTGACGCAAGATACGTTGTCGCATCTATGGCAGACAACACGATCTTCTGGAATGTCTCCCTTGAATAGCTTGTAAGAGACACGATGCGCCAGGTGTTTCTTGCCAAAACTCTCTATCTGCCCATAGCCGCGCACAGAGCATCCACCCATCCATATCCAGCAACCAGTCTCGGTAATCGGATATGCCTTGTCTTCTATGCGTTGCTTGGTTAGTGCGAGTCCTCTATCCATGTTCTCTCCGAGTTATAGGTGGGGTATTCCAGAGTGCGGCTGTACCCCGCAGCCGTCCTAATCTTCCCCTTGCGGGGAATCCTGCTCTGAATCAGGGGGGATTTCTTCTCTCAGGAGTTTCAGTAGGTCGGGCAAGTGCATGACTGCTAATGACTTCTCGCCGTCTGCTCGCATGATGACTATGGGTGTCTGCCCATGCTCGCATGAGGCATCAGCTTGAGCCATGAACTCATAGACAGCAATCTTGCGCCTGCGTTTGCACTCGATCAGATAGTCTCCGAGTATGAGATCTCCTTCATCCTTCTGCTGATACTGCTTGAGGTTGCGCTTGATACGCACCCCAAGAGCATCAAAGATCTCGTTAGCCACCTCACGCTCATAGGTGGCCCCTCGAACCCTACTGATCTTAGCCATTAGAAACAGTTAGTAGAACAGTTGTTTCCGTAACAGCAAGTAGTACAAGTGACCATCCTGCCGTTTATGGTGTAGGTATGCGTAGTACAAGCGGCATAGGCTGCACTTGCGAACAACAAACCTGCTATAGCTGCTGTGATCTTCTTCATGTCAGTCTCCTAAAGTTAGGCTAAAAAGGCACTTCACCATCGTCATCCATAGACTTGCGGCTAGGGAATGGGTTAGCGTTCTGCTGCGTAGGCCGGAAGTTATCTTCCTTCAACGAGATCAGCACCCCCTTGCTATGCTCCTTCGTCCAGGCGGCTATCTTGATCGTCTCTCCTGCTGCGTAGGCTCTCTCGATCCGTAGTTCCCCCTTCCAGTCTGGCGCACCCTGCTTGCCATTCTTGGCGTTGGTAAACAATACTCCTGACCCCGGTTTACGTTCTTGGTCGTATGCCATCTACTTTCCTTTCGCTAAATGGTAACGGGCAAACGTCTTCCCGTTTTGGCTTACTTCTTCTGTCAATATGTTGTGACCCTTCTTCCGCAACTCATCAATCCGTGCCGCCAGCCTGAACACGCCCATCATTGACAAGGCTTCCATTGGAGTCAGAGTGTTCCCCGCCTCCAAAAATTTAAGGATCATGTTGCTTTGCGTCAAAGGGAGTCCTCCGACTGGCTCGGGTTCTTTTTTGCTGCATCGTTGATGCTGAGTTTCGCCCTGCCAATGCCTGCACTCAAGACTTCGTAGAGTGCTTTGGACTCCTGGGAGATAGTGCCAATGATGAAGCTGTTCTCCTTCTCCAGACCTTCCAGCTTGAGTAACTTATCGCCTGGGGTGAACTTCTTGGAGTCAGAGATCTTGTCCACCATCGTCAGGTAGGCATCCACCCAATCCTCATTGTTGACATGGCGGCTGTACGGCTCTTCCATGCCCGGTATCATCAAAACGATACCTTCCCCTTGTTTGAGTGCATGAACCCCCTGGGAACCCTGTGAGTGATCTTCTCTGGGGGTGTCAGGAATGACCAAGGGTTCGGCTCTTGCGCCAGGGATGGTTTCGACTTCGGTTTCGTCGAGCATACCGAGGCCGCAGTGGGAGAGGACGGCTCGACGAATGGCTTTAGTTGTAGCTTTGAGGATGGCGTTAGCAAGCGCATCGCCTCTTGCGTTTGCGATGCTGACAGCCCCTTGATTTTCGCTAACGCGTCCATCAGCGCCTGTAACTCGACACGAGACAAGGTATATGTCATCGACCCTTTCGCGGTGAGTAATCTGAGTAGACAATCTGTGGATGGCACAGAGTTGCTGCGTCGCGCTGGCGTTGGCATATAAGACCTCCTTACCGTTTAGTTTCAGTAGATCAAAAGGTTTGGCAGCAGGATCTAGCCCTGCGTTCTGGCAGCGATAGTTGTAGTAGGCCACCTTTTGAGGCGGTGCTAGCTTGCTCAGATCTCCATTGATGACGATGCTCTCAATGACCTTGGGATCAAGTTCTTCTTTCAGCACAACCGTCCCTGTCGTGGGATTAATCGTTCTTACGTTGCTCATAACGTACTCCCTTATTAGGTTTCAATAATGTTCCGTGATCGCTCAACACTCGCAGAGCCACCTTCACGCTCTCAACAAGTTGCTTGCCGTGTTCTTGCTCAGTTTCGTCCCAGTAATCCTTATCCATGTATTGAATAAGGATTTTGTCTAGATACATATAACAAATCTCTCGAAGTTCCTCCTCATCAAAGTCATAGGTGAGTTGGCGGTCAATATAGAACGTGAACCAATCATCTCCATTCTCATACTTGGTTACAGTGAGTTCTACGCCCATAGCATCCTCACTTAAGTAGGAACCGGCGGGAACCAGGCTGTTCCATGACAAACTTCTCATAAATGTCTGGCATGGAGGACTTGAACAGTTCGGCGTTAAACCGCTTGCTTGCCTTACTAGCCTTCCAAGTGGCTAGGACTGCCCCATCTACCGAGACAAGCTGGCTGGACTCCATCATGTAGCCCTGGATTTTGGACACCAGATCGTGTTCCTGGCCCTCTAGCGTCTTTATCTGCTCCTTGAGTACCTTGAGTACCTGACAGGCTTGCTCAAGGCTCTGAGTGGCTAATAGATTGGTTCCGTTGTCTTGGCGATAGACCAGCTTGGCAGCGTCTCCCATCGTCTCAGGGTCAAAGGTACGGGCCTGGATACGGCCCCAGAACTCTGCCATCTCCCTAGCATGGATGTCCTGTAGATCAGCACCAAAGGTCTGCGGGTAGCCCACAATCTCCTGACCGCCAAAGCATACGACCAGCACTACCTGTTCTATCTGATGCACGGTGGCTTCGTGGAGGCATTGCACCCGGTAGCCAAGGTCTACCTGATCTGTACCGTTGTCCCCGTACTTCTTACGCTGGTGGATGCCTAGGTTCTTGACCTCGTAGAGTGTGCGTCCGTCTGCACTTATGTAGTCGAAATGGCTAGCAAGGTAGTTGTGCTTGGGATGATAGATAGCGTAGTCAGCGTCTTTGAACTCGATCTGGTTCCTACGCGCATACTCCCGCATAATGGGTTCTTGCATTACCAGACCCATTTGCACTGCCTCGACCTGGCTCAGATCGTCCTGACCCTTGGCACCTATCTTCTCGGCGTATACCTCGCCTCCACGCCCTTCCACGAACCTACGGGCATCGTTGCTCCAGAGTGCCTTATTCCTTACTTCGGGAGAGAAGTCAGACATGGCTCACCTCCTTGGCTGACTTATAGCTTTCTTGCCAGATTTCGCTACTGACGTTGATTCCATCGATACGCCCATCGATGTAGCAGTTTGAGATGAAACTGGTCAGGAGATAGAGGTCTTGATCATCTAAGTGACCAAACGAATTGTCGAGATAACGGCGTACAGCCGCCTTATCCCACTTCAATGGCAGTTTTGTTTCCATGATATTCCCCTTAATGATTAGGCTAAATGAATGAATACAACGATACAACTATACACTACTTCTGCTTGTTTGACCATACTTCCAAACAAGTTTCTTCTAACTGCCAGGAGGCAGGGTTCGTCTTCAAGGCATCGGCGATACCTAACCGATATGCCCCTACGATGTCTTTAGGAAGGTCTAGGCTGGTCTGTAGGCTCTGTGGCGTACTTAGTAGCTTGTCTGCCGCTAAGACCGTCAGAAGGGTCATTAGGATGCCTAACGCGAACCCAGACCAATACGACTCACTCTTTACTTGTATTTCCATGATTCTTCCTTCCATATCGCTAGTGCATCCTTCATTTTGTGAACATTCCATTTGACGTATACATGGCGTATCTGGCTCTCCAGCGTCCAGCGGCTGATGTCCATCAGTTCTGCTACCCGATTACGCTCAAACCCGGCAGTTAGTAAATTCATAATCTCTGCCTGCCGCCTAGTAATTAGTCTGCGCTCGGAC